CTCACCTTTGGCGGGGGGCCCAACAAAGCGTTCGGCCGTGCCTGGCTGACGACTGGCGGCCTGGTGATCAGCGGCACGGCAGCGCGCAGAAAAGGTCACGCCGTGCAACCCGCTGGCGGCATCGCTCTCAGCGGCACTGCCGCGCAGATCCGCAAGCGCAGCATCACGCCGAGCGGTGGCCTCACGATTACCGGCCATGCCAACTATGTAACGTCCGGCCTGCAGACCTACAGTTACACCGCCACCGGCGGCCTGCAGATGGGCGGCAGCGCATCCCGTACCAAGGGTATACAGACGTTTGCATTGGGCGGCATCACCCTTGGTGGCACGGCAGCCAGGATAAAAAGCCGTGCCATTGCGGGACAGGGCGGCATTGCGCTGGGCGGAACGGCGCCCAAGACTAGCAGCGGATTAAACACATTAAATTATGTGCCCAGCGGCGGCCTCACGCTGGGCGGTGCAGTACTCGTTGTACGCGCCAAGCTCTACAGCGCATCGGGCGGCATCAGCCTTGCCGGATCCGCACACTACACCAGCGGCGGCGCGCTGCTGATCGTACTCGGAACGCTCGGTACAACCCGCCCGTCACAAAGCAACCAGGCGAGATCGGCAAGCAGCAACACAACCAGACCCACCAGCGGCCGCAGCAGCAGGCCGCGTAACAATTGAGGATGGCATGACCCTGATCGTAATCACCCAACCGACGGAAGAGCCGGTGACGCTGGCCGAGGCCAAGCTGCACTGCAAGGTCGACGGCACCGATGACGACACGCTGCTCACCGCGCTCATCATCGCAGCCCGCCAGCAGGCCGAGCACCGCACCGGCCGCGCGCTGTGCACGCAAACGCTTGAAGTCGTGCTGGATGCCTTCCCGGACGCGGTCAAACTGCCCATGCCGCCCGCAGCGTCCGTGACCTCGGTCAAGTACCTGGATGACGCCGGTGTTGAACAGACTTTACTCAACACCGCCTACTCCCTGGATAAAGACAGCCAGCCCGGCTGGGTCACCCCGGCCTATGCCACCAGCTGGCCCAGCACCTACGCCGTGCCCAACGCCGTGCGCGTGCGCTATGTCGCGGGCTATGGCGCCGCTGCGGCCGTGCCGCAAAGTATCAAGGCATGGATATTGATGGCAGTGTCCACCCTGTACGTGCAGCGTGAAGGTACTGTGCTGGGTGATTCGATTACCGACGTCCCGCGTGACTTCTTCGCGGGCCTGCTTGATCCCTACTGGATCCCGAGCCTGTAATGCGCGAACCGTTAACTGGCGAACTCAACCGCCGCATCAGCATCAAGAGCTGGCAAGACATGCCCGCCATGGGCGGTGGCGTCACTCAAAATTTGCCCGAGATCGGCAAAGCCTGGGCCAAGATCGAACCGGTTGGTACCGCCATCTATTTCGGGACACAACAAACTGGCGAGCAAGTGACGCACCGCATCATCTACCGCATGCGCACAGGGATGACCGAGCGCGATGTCACTGCCGAACACGTAGTCGACTATGCAACGTATCGCTACCGTGTAATGCGTGCCAGCAACATGAACGATTCGGATAGATTTGTACTGCTGGAAGTCAAGGAGCTGGGCCATGTCTAACCCGACGCTGGAAACAAATGTCAGGATTGATGGCTTTAGCCGTGTTGACTTCGATAAAAAACAAGTCCGAAAAGCCATGCGGGAGGCCGGACGAGATGTGCAGAAGGAAGCGCGCCGCCTGATTTCCCGCCGCGCGATATCCGGTGCCGATGAATATCCCGGAAAGCTGACCGGTGCGCTGTGGCGTGCAATCAAATATAAAGTGAGGCGTTCCGGATTTCTGGTTATCGTAAGACCAGAAAAGACTGCAGATATGGGTAAAGATTATTACCCGGCCTATTTGCACTACGGAAGCGCAAAAATAAACCTCGCGCCGCGTAAAAACTTTATGGCGGATGCTCTTGAAAACCGGCAGCAAAGAACTCGTAACGTCCTGCGTAATGCCCTGCAAGACGCCCTGATCCCAAGAAAATAAATGGACATCTCTCTCATCATCGCAGCGCTCAAACAGCGCTGCCCCAGCTTTGCCAATCGCGTCACCGGCGCCGCCGAGTACAAACGTCTGGCAGAGAGCGTCAACCTGGACTTGCCCGCCGCCTACGTCATCCCGCTGGATGATGAAGCAGGCGAAATGCAGACCAGCAACGGCTACCTGCAAGAGATCCGCGATGCCGTCGCCATCGTGGTGGTGATGTCCAACGCAGTCGATGAGCGCGGGCAAACCTCGATCAGCACGGTGCAGGCCCTCCGTTCCGAACTGTGGGCCGCGCTGCTGGGCTGGATGCCGGATGCCGTTCATGGCCGCATCGAATACGAAGGCGGGCAACTGCTCGATCTGGATCGCGCCCGGCTGTATTACCAATTTGAGTTCTCAGCACCCACCGAGATCACCGAGAGCGATACCTGGCAGGGCATCAGCAACGCGGCGCTCACGCCGTTCGACAAAGTCAGCCTCACCGTAGACACCATCGATCCGCACGACCCGAACCTGGGCAGCACCGGGCCGGATGGCAGGGCAGAAGCAACCGCAACCATCCCCGTTTCACAAATTTAGGAGATCACCATGCACGTCAAACCAGCATCCGGTCGGGACATCCCCGACCCGGAGAAGGGCGGCTTTTTGCTGCCGGAAGGGCGCGAAGTCGAAGCGTCCGCGTATTGGCTGCGTCGCAAAGCAGAAGGCGACGTGACCGAAGTCGAAGTAAAACCAACCAAGAGCAAGGAGCGCCAAGCATGAGAACCTCAATTAAAAAATATGGGATGCTGTTTGTCGCCCTGGCAGTTGTGGCCATCGGCATCCACTTCAGCTTCCTGCCGCACGAGTCCCTCGGCGTATTGCCGCTGATCGGGCTGGTCGGCAACATCTCGTTCAACAACATCCCGTCCAACCTGCGCGTGCCGTTGTTCTATGCCGAGATGGACAACTCGCAGGCGGGCTACTTCAGCCAGAGCCTGCGTACTCTTATCATCGGGCAAAAGCTGGCCGCCGGATCTGCCGTCGCCAATGTGCCCATCCTGGTGAGTAAAACCGATTCCGCCAAAACGCAGTTCGGCATCGGCTCCATGCTTGCCCGCATGCACGAGCTATACCGCGCCAACGACACCATCGGCGAAGTCTGGTGCCTGCCGTTGGACGATAATGGTGCGGGTGCGGTAGCTACCGGCACGCTCACCATCACCGGGCCCGCAACTGGCAACGGCACCATCAACCTCTACATCGGCGCGCAGCGCGTACAGGTAGCGGTTGCCTCGGGTGATGCCAACACCGCCATTGCCACTGCCATCAACACCGCGATCAATGCCGACACCACCCTGCCGGTAACCTCTACGGTACTGACCGGCGTCGTCACCGTCACCGCGCGCCACAAAGGCACGCTGGGCAATGCGATCAAGTTGCAGGCCAACTATCGCGGCCTGGCTGGTGGCGAAAGCCTGCCCGCAGGCGTGGGCGTTACCGTTGTCGCCATGACCGGCGGCACTACCGACCCGGTGCTGACTACCGCACTGGCCGCCATGGGTGATGACGAATACGACTTCATCATCATGCCGTATGCCGATGCCACCTCGCTGGATGCGCTCAAGACGCTGATGAACGACACCACCGGGCGCTGGGCATACAACAAGCAGATCTATGGCCACGTCTACACCGCCAAGGCCGAGACCTTCGCCAACCTGGTGACGCTGGGCACCGGCCGCAACGACCAACACGCCAGCATCGCAGGCTACGAGACCGCAGTGCCGAATACGCCCTGGGATTACGCCGCCGCCTTCGGTGCCCGCAATGCCGTGTACATCTCGGTAGATCCCGCGCGCCCCACGCAAACCGGCGAACTCATCGGCATCTTGCCCGCACCGGCTGGCAGCCGCTTCCTGCTCACCGAGCGGCAAAGCCTGCTGAATTACGGCATCGCCACCAGCTACATCGGCGGCGGCGCAGTACGCATCGAGCGCGCGATCACCACGTACCAAAAGAACGCCTTCAGCCAGACCGACCCCTCGTACCTGGACAGCGAAACCCTGCATACCCTGGCGTACATCATCCGCCGCCTGCGCAACATCATCACCACCAAGTACCCGCGCCACAAACTGGGCAACGACGGCACCCGCTTCGGTGCCGGGCAGGCCATCGTCACGCCCAAGGTTATCCGCGGTGAGATTCTGGCCGAGTATGCGCAACTGGAAGAAATGGGCATTTGCGAAAACGCCAAAGCCTTCGCCGAGCACCTCATCGTCGAACGCAATGCAACTGACCCGAACCGCCTCGACGTGCTGCTGCCGCCCGATCTGGTCAACCAGCTCCGCGTCTTCGCAGTCCTGGCGCAATTCCGCCTGCAATACTGATAACCCATGCCTTCATCCCCTCTCCCGCAAGCGGGAGAGGGTTAGGGTGAGGGGATTTATTTCAAGGAGAACACCATGGCAAGAGCACCAAGAGTTGCAGGCATCTGCTACTTCAAGATCGACGGAGAGCAGTTGGAAGCCAAGGGCGGCATCGAATGCCCCATCACCACCACCAAGCGCGAGACCGTCGAAGGTCTCACCGGCGTGGCCGGTTACAAAGAAACCGCCCGCACCCCGTACATCAAGGGCAACTTCGTCTTTGGTCCAGACTTCCCGCTGGCCAAGCTGGAATCCGGTACCGACATGACCATCACCGCTGAGCTGGCCAACGGCAAGACCTACGTCCTGTCCGGCGCCTATCTGGTTGGTGATCCGGCTGCCAAAGGTGACGAAGGCGAAGTCGAGCTCGAGTTCAACGGTGTCAAGGGGCTGTGGCAATGAAGGTTCAATTCAAGAAGCCCATTTTGGCGCACGGCGAAGAAGTCTCCGAGATCGAACTCCGTGAACCAACAGGCAAGGACGTCATGGAGCTGGGCTTCCCCTACCTGGTCATCATCAGCGACGGTGACGATCAGGCAATCGAAGTGCGGGCAAAGGTTGTTGGCAAGTACGTCAGCAGGCTGGCCGGCATTCCGCCGTCGTCGCTGGAAAAAGTATCCCCGGAAGATTTCTCCATGCTGATGGGGGTAGTGCTGGGTTTTTTCGGCAAGGAAGTGGAAGCGCCGAAGGGTTGATCGACCGCATGTTCGAGACCGCCTATTTTTGGCGAATCGATCCTGGGGTGGTGCTGGCGTTACCACTGAAGCAGTTTGAACTATACGAACAGCAAGGCATGCGTATTGCTGAACAATTGAAAGAGGACGATGGCGGATAAATTCCAACTCAAGGCGATCATCAGCGCAGTGGATAAGATCACGCCCGTCCTCAAGGGTGTACAGCGCGCCTCCAAGATGACCAATAAAGCACTGCGCGACATTGGCAGTGCAGGTCGTCACTTGATGGGCAGTCTGGGTATCCCCGCCGGGCTGGCCTTTGGTTATATCGTTTACGGCGCAACTCGTGCCGCTGCCGCCGCCCTGCAATTTGCCGGCAACATTCAGGATTCCGCTGATCGCACCGGATCCAGCGTCACCGAATTCCAGACGCTGGTCAACATTATGGAATCAGTCGGCGGCAGTGCCGAGGATGCCGAGTTGGCGATGTCCAATTTCAACAAGGAAGCATCCGAAGCGGCATCCGGTGGCAACGCCAACTTCGCCGCACTCATGACCAAGTTGCGTATCCCGCTGCGTGATGCCCAGGGGAATGTCCGTACCCTGACAGAGATGATGCCGGAGCTGACCGACGCCTTTGAAAAGAATACCAAGCCGGGTCTGCGCACCCGCATGGCTATGGAGCTATTCGGCAAGGCAGGCAAGAAGATGATCCCCATCTTGACGCAAGGCCGAGAAGCCTATGCCAAGTGGGCGGCTGAGCAGGAACGCTTGGGCGCGATCATGAGCAAGGACGCAGTCGGCGCCATGGATGACATGGGCGATTCTATCGGCCTGCTCAACAAGCAAGTAAAAGTGCAACTGACGCAGTCGCTGGCCAGCATGGTGCCGGTGATCATGCCCATCATCAAAGGCATGCAGGAATGGATCGGCGCCAACAAGGAAATGATCCGCGCCACCATCGTCAAGACGCTGACCGACATTGTTGCTGCACTCAAAGAAGTGGACTGGAAGGCATTCATTGTCGGTATCCGGGACACCATCCGTAGTATCGGTAGTTTTGTCGAGGCGATGGGGGGAATGAAGAACGTGCTCATCGCACTCGGCGTGCTGTGGCTGGCTGGGCCGATCTCGGCCATCTTCACCATGATCGGCTCCATTGGCCGGTTGGGTATGGTGCTGTTCAGCCTTGTGGGCGGCTTGGGCGGGGTCAGTAGCGCACTGCTCTTTATGGGCAAGATATTCGCCGTCATCGGACGCATGTTCCTGCTCAACCCCATTGGGTTGGCTGTTACCGCCATCGCCGCTGCGGCCTATCTGGTCTACCAGAACTGGGACAGCATCAAAACATGGTTCGCAGGGTTCTTCGACTGGATCAGTGAAAAAGTTGGCAAGGTCGCTGAGTGGTTTAAGGGCTTGATGCCGGACTGGGCAAAGAATCTGCTCAGCGGAAATGTATCTGTGACCTCAACGCAGTCCGCATCGCCCCTGGTGCAGTCTGGCGCGCTATCCATGGCCAGCGGTCGCCAGCAGCTCAATGGCGAGATGGTCGTGCGTTTTGATAATGCACCGCCGGGTATGCGCGTCTCGCCCGGCACAACTAACCAGTCCGGCGTCTCAATGAATCCGGACGTTGGATATCGTAGTCTTGGCGCCGGGTTCGCGGGGTAATCATGGGCTGGAAAGAAAAACTACAACCGGCCAGTTTCCGGGGCGTTCCCTTTGGTGTTGAAACGGGAGACCTCACCATAGGCCGGCGCGGTCAGACGCACGAATACCCCGGACGGGATATTCCCTACACCGAGGATCTCGGACGCGCGGCCCGCAAGGTAAGCATCGAAGCCTTCCTGGTCGGCGACGACTACATGAAGCGCCGCGACAAACTGCTGGCCGCGCTGGAGCGGGGCGGTTCTGGCGAGCTGGTGCACCCGTGGCATGGTCGCATGAAGATGGACGTGGACGGCGAATGCCGCGTCCGCCATGGTATTAAAGAGGGCCGCTACTGCACGATCACCATCGGTTTCATCGAATCGGGCGAGCTGGTATCTCCCTCCGCCACCGATGCGCCGTCCACACAAACGCTGATCTCTGCCGACGCCGCGCGGGTTGCCGCCCTGACAGAATTCAGCAGCCTGTTCAAGGTAAATGGCCTGCCGTCGTTCGTGCTGGACGATGCCTTTAAGTCGGTGACCGGAACCATGAACGCGCTGGAAAACGGCATGCGCAACCTGGGCGTGATCAACGATCTGGCGCTGGCCGCGCTGCATGGCGATCTGCACAAGCTGCTGCCAAACTCGTACTCGCTGGCCAACCGCGTGTTCAGCCTGTTCAACAAGGCCAGCAGCATCGTATCCGGAAAGAGCACGCAATCGGGCAACTGGAACAACTACCCGTGGAATGCGGACACGGTCAATTTTTACAACACACTCACTGTCACCAACGCCACGGCATCATTTGCCAGCGTAGCCGCCAGCACAGCAACCAGCCCCTCCGAGCAACAAAGCGATGCGAATAAGGCTTCCGTCTCGGTGCTGGTCACCGGCGCGCTGCTGGTGCAGGCGGCGGGCATGACAGCCAGCATCAACCTGTCGGTGTATGACGATGCCGCGCAACTGCGCAAACAATTATTGCGCGCGCTGGATGCCTATTGCATGCGTCTGCAATCGGATGAGTCCTTTGCCGCCTTCAGCGATCTGCGCAGCAAAGTCAATCTGGCGATCACCAGCCAGATGCGCAACGCCGCGCGACTGCGCGAATACACGCCCAAAGAGACGTTGCCCGCCCTGGTGCTGGCATATGATCTTTATGAGCAGCCGGACCGCGATGCCGAGATCATCGCGCGCAACAAGATCCGGCATCCCGGCTTTGTGCCGGCCAACCCGATCCGTGTGCTGACGGCATGAGCGACAACAAGGACGAAGTCCTGCTGCTGGTCAACGGCACCGAATACGCTGGCTGGAAAGAAGTCGAGATCGTGGCAGGCATTGAGCGTGTTGCCCGCGAATTTACACTGAGCGTCACCAGCAAATGGCCGGGCGCTACCGATATCCCGCGCCGTATCAGCCAGGGCGACAAGTGCGAAGTCTTTATCGGGCTCGATCTGCTGCTCACCGGCCATGTGGATGCCACGCCGATCCGCTATGACGCGCGCAATATTAGCGTCGGTGTAAAGGGGCGCAGCCTGACTGCCGACCTGGTAGATAGCTCGGCTGTTTATAAAACCGGGCAGTGGAAAAACGCCAAGATCGAGAAGATCGCGGCAGATCTGGCGGGTCCATTTGGCATTGAGATTGTTGTTGAGGCAGCAACCGGCGCTCCGCTGATTGCGCACGCCATCAACCCTGGCGAGTCGGCATTTGAATGCTTCGACCGGCTGCTGACGGCAAATCAAATGCTGGCGACTGATGATGCAAAAGGCCGTGTGGTATTCATCCGCACCGGCTCAGGCGGTGCGGCAAGCACGGCGCTTGAATACGGAAAGAACATCCTGTCCGCAGACTCGTCGCTGGATGGCAAAGACGTATTCGCCGAGTACATCGTCAACGGGCAGCGTGCCGGTACCAACACCGACAACGGCGAACCCGCCTGCAGCGCACACGCTACGGTTAAAAATAGCGCCATCAAGCGCTATCGTCCGCTGATGATCAGCCAGTCCGGTCAGGTCACCACCAAGATGTGCAGCAGCCGCGCGTACTTTGAAATGATGCACCGGGCAGCCAAGGCACTGGAGACGGATTACACCGTGCAGGGCTGGCGGCAGGGCGATGGCTCGCTGTGGCTGCCCAACCAGACCGTGCGAGTGACAGATCCGGTGATCGGCCTCAATGGGGAATTTTTGATTGTGGAAGTGGCGTATCGCAAGGGAGATAGCGGCACGACCACGACGCTCAAGGTTGGGCTGGAATCCGGCTATATCCCCGCGCCCGAGGTTTCCAAAACCAAGAACGATGTGTGGAAAGACGCGAGGTCGGCCAAATGAGCGAACGCCTGATCGCCCGCATGCTGGCGCCGCTGGCCCGCGCTATCGGCAGCATGATGGCGCGTGGCACGGTTGTGCTGGCCACGGCAACCTCCAAGATGCAGACCTTGCAGATCAAGCTGCTGTCGGGCGAGGTACAGGACGATGTCGAGCATATCGAGCCCTATGGGTTCACCGCCCACCCGCACGCGGGGGCAGAGCATGTCACCCTGTTCTTTGGTGGCAACCGTTCCCATGGCGTCACCATTATGGTGGCGGACCGGCGCTATCGTTTGCAGGGGTTGGCAGAGGGTGAAGTCGCGCTGTCTGACGATCTTGGCCAGAAAATACACCTGACGCGCAATGGCATCGTGATAGATGGCGCGGGGTTGACGATGACGATCCAGAACATCGACGATCTGAATGTGACTGCAGCAGGCGCTGTAAACGTCACCGCCGGCGGAAAAGCCACGGTGACGGCGGACATCATTGAATTGAACGGAGGCGGGGCAGTCAAGGGTGTGGTGCAAAAAGATTGTATTTGCGCCTTCACCGGATTCCCCCACCCGCAAGCCTCTGCAACTGTAAAGGCGTCGGCATAAATGGCACTCAATAAAGACAGCATGGCGGCGTTCGTGATGGCGCAGATGGATGGAACCTCTGTGCCAGACGGCACAGCGGCGGGCGCACAGGCCTACCGTGAGACGCTGATTAAGGCGCTATGTGCGGGCATTATTCAAGAGATCACCACCAACGGCGTAGTGCATACAACCGGTAGTGCCTCCGCTCAGACCGGGGCAATAACCTGATGCTCAGCGATAACCTTGTACTCACCATCAATGGTGTGCAGACGCCTGCCGCATCGGTTAGCGACGATCTGGTGCGTTCCGTTCTCATCAGCCTGTTCACCTGGCGCCGCGCCAATGCGGACGATGCAACCGAGGGCCAGAAGATGGGCTGGTGGGCAGATGCTTATGCGCGCACGGCCGGCGACAAGATCGGCTCGCGTCTGTGGCTGCTGGCCCGCGCCAAACTGACTAATGACACCCTCAACCGGGCGCGCGAGTATGCGCAGGAAGCGCTGCAATGGATGCAGGATGACGGTGTTGTGCTGCGTGCCGATGTCGTTACCGAGCGGATGGGGCTGGATGCGCTGGCTATGTCGGTGACGCTCCATCAGAACGATGGCAGCCTGCTCGCAGTTCGCTTTGATAATTTATGGGGAGCTTTGAATGTTTAGTCGGCCATCACTGCAAACGCTGATCAACCGCGCCCGGGCGGACGTGCAGTCGCGCCTCACGGTAGAAGAGCTGCTGCGTCGCAACGATCCCGATGTGCTGGCCGTTGTGATGGCAGCAACTGCGCACGGCCTATATGGATATCTGGACTGGCAATCCCGGCAGCTGCTGCCCGATACGGCAGATACCGAGATTCTGGACCGTTTTGCCTCGCTGTGGCTGGATCAGGCCAGAAAGCCAGCAACAGCCGCCATCGGCGATCTCGCACTGACCGGCATAGATGGAAGCGTCGTGCCGACAGGCACCGCCCTGGTGCGGTCCAGTGGGCTGGAATACGTTACAACGGCTGATGCCACGATCAGCGCCGGAGTCGCTACCGTCTCCGTGCAGGCCAGCACCACGGGCGCAGAAACATCCGCGCCCGCCGGTGAAACGCTGACATTCGTATCGCCCATCGTTGGAGTCAATTCAACGGCCACGGTGGCAACGCTGGGGCTGACTGATGCATCTGACATCGAGGATGACAGTGCGCTGCGTGCACGTATCCTGGCGCGCATCAAAGAACCTCCGCATGGTGGGTCTGCTGCGGACTACGAGGCGTGGGCGCTGGAAGTTGCCGGTGTTACCCGCGCCTGGGTGTACCCGCTGGAGCTGGGGCCGGGCACGGTGACTGTACGTTTCGTACGCGATGATGATGCCAGCCTGATCCCGGACGTGACCGAGGTGGCCGCCGTGCAGACTTACATCGATGCGCGGCGCCCGGTTACCGCCCAGGTGACGGTGGTGGCGCCGGTAGCGGTCCCGCTGAACTTCACCATCTTCGTCACTCCAAACACTGCCGACGTCAAAGCGGCTGTCACCGCAGAGCTGACTGATCTACTGCGTCGCGAAGCCGTTCCCGGCGGAACGATCCTGTTGTCGCATATCCGCGAGGCGATCAGCATCGCCACCGGAGAGACCAACCATACGATCTCGGTACCGGCGGCTGACGTGGCCCATACCACTGGCCAGATCGCCACGATGGGGACGATTACATGGGCATGAGTCGTGATGCCTACCTGAGCCAGCTGCAGATGCTGCTGCCACCCGGTGCGGCGTGGTCTCAGGATCAAGATGCGCTGTTGACGCGATTGCTGGACGGCTTAGCTGAAGAGTTCGCGCGCATCGATGGGCGCGCTGCCCAGCTCATCGATGAATGTGACCCGCGTACTACAAGCGAGATGATTTCTGATTGGGAGTCTGTCGCAGGGTTGTCTACAACCTCGTCCGTTGACGGGAGTGCGCTCAGCATGGATCAGCGTCAATCTAATTTGGTCTCGAGCATCACTGAACGGGGAGGGCAGTCTCCGGCGTATTTTATTGCGCTCGTTCTGAGGCTTGGCTTCGTAGTCACTATTACCGAATTTCACGAATGGTCCGTCATCGACGATGTTCAAGCGGCGTTGAATGGAACGGACTGGAACTTTGCATGGCAGATTAATGCTCCATTAGTAACGACATCTGCCTGGTCTGTTGATAGTGATACCGAGGCAGAATTTACAATAATTTGGATAAATGAAATTATGGAATCTGTTTTTTACACAGAAAAACCCGCGCAAAGTGTATTGCTGTTTAGCTATTCTTAAAAGGAGAAATATATGGACAATCGGAAATGGGATTCTGGAGCATCCGGAACTCCGCCAACATCACCGGCATCACCATCAGTTGGCTATCCGACACCTGGCGATCCATCATTGGGTATTCCTGCAACAAAGGGCGGTGCGTTCTGGTTTCATCAGATCGGTGAAGAGCTGAGATCAATCCTGACTTGGGCAGGATTAACACCTGATTCGGCAGATCTTGGTCAAGTGGCTAAAGCAATTGACAGCAAAATTCCCAAGTACGGTAAGAATTACGCCCTAAATGGAATGTGCGAGCACGACCAAAATAAAGAAGGCGGGGTTTATACAAGTTCAGCCACTGAAATTTACTCGTTAGACAATTGGCGTTTCGCGGGTGCGGGTGCAACTGGTGTCTTTACACTGCAACGAGGCGCGTCTACGATACCCGGTGTTCCGTATTGCATTGTTGCAACAGTCGCGACGCAACAGGCAGCCTTGGCGGCAGCGGATAATTTTCACATCGAGATCCCAATCGATGGGGGTGAGTTTGCAGATTTCGGTTTTGGCGCTGCTGGCGCGTCTCCGCTTACTGTTAGCTTTTGGGTAAATGCTGATGTTGCAGGGACATATCCTATTGCGTTCATGGAGGGTACTAATTCTCGTTTTTATGTTAGTTCAGTCACATTGGCAGCCGGGGTTGATACGTTAATAACAAAAATAATCCCAGGTGATGTTGCTGGTACTTGGCAAACAGCCCAAGGGACGTTTGGAATCAAATTATTGTTCAGTCTGGGTGTCGGCGCAAATTGGACTAGCGCAACTCAAGATGCGTGGCAAGCTGGGGCTAAGTGGAACACAGCGGGGACGGTGCAACTAATCCAGCAAGCTGCCGGTACAAAGTTGAAATTTACAAAACTGCGAATCAATAAAGGGACTCTCGCTCTCGAAGACCCGTTGACCAAGGAAGGTCGATTGGAAGAATTGCAGGCGGTTTATTGGAAATCCTTTCCTGTTGGCGTTGCTGTTGGTCAAAACGCTGGGCTAGCTGGTGCAATAACATATACCGCTCAATTTGCAAGTGTTCGCGGATTTGGTGTGCGAGTCCAATACCCCCGCAAAATGCGTAGCGTTGCCCCCGTCATCACGACGTACAACCCTGAAGCAGCAAACGAAAAATGGCGGCGGCAAGGGAATGCCGATTCAGGCATCCCTGCGGTGTTTAATGCATCCTCTGGAGGATTTTATATAAACAATCCGCAAGTCGCTGCGGACATCGCGGAAGCTTTGTTAGTGATCCATGTCGTGGCGAATGCGCGGCTAGGTGGTGGTTGATATGAACTATCTGACTATATTGCTGGACTGGCTGCCGCTGGCAGGCATGATCTTCCTGTGGTGGGTTGGTATCAGCCTGGCGCTGATGTACCTGACGTTCGTCCACTTCGGCGCGGTGATGCGGGCGCGTGAGTTGCGCGATGCTCACACGATGACCTGGCAAAAAGACAAGATGCTGTGGTTGTGGTGCATGGCCGTGCTGGTGATTGGCCTCGTGCTGGATCTGCTGACCAACATCATCGTGGCCACGGTCGTGATGCTTGAGCCGCCCAAGGAACTGCTGACAACCTATAGGTTAATTCGCTGGAACCATACGACCAGCACCAGCTGGTGGACGCGCAACATGCGCAAGCCATTTGTCGATCTGGGCAAGTCGCTCCTGGACA